CCTACAAGAGATTGAAAAGTATTTCTGGTATCTAAAGGTGTACCTATAAAAGCCATTTTACGTTATCTCCATTATTGACAAAGTAATATCAGCCGCACCAGATGCTGTCAGTGACAGTGTATCTGTTGTTTCCATTACTACTTTATTTCCGCTTAGTAGTTCAAGTGTTCCGCCAACAGGAACCGGTGCATTAGTAACGAGTTCAACTGTTTGGTTTGCTTCGTTGTTTGCTCCTGCTCTGTTAGAGGTATCTGAACCTAAACTAACTGTAGCAGTGATTTGACCAGTTGTTGTATTACCTACCATAACACCAAGAACTACAGTTGTTGTAGAACTTGCTACTGTATAGATAACATCAGCACTGGTTACACCTGCCTTAGTTACTACTTTAAAAGTATTAGCCATTTATCCTCCTATTATCCTAATGCAATTGCAAGAGCAGTTGGGTCTTCACTTGAAAATCCTGCACTTGTTAAATATGTTTTTACATCAGATAGTGCTACCTGCACCATCGTTCCATTATCATTTGTTACTAATCTATCTGCGTCTGCTAAAGTAGTAGATGTTGCAGATGTATTACCATCCATAATATTTAATTCTGCGGCAGTTGCCGCTACATTTGTACCACCTATATCTAGAGTGGTCATTTGCACTTCGCCAGTAACTGTTAAATTACCACTGCTGTCTAATTTTAAACCATTACCAGAACCTACTGTTCCACCAGATTTAATAACTAAATTATCACTATCTGAGTCATCAACAGCAATGTGAAATTTATCTGCACCTTGTGTATCAAAAATTATTGTAGGGTCGCCAGATGCTACATCTATTTCAAAAACACCATTAATGTTTAAATTGCCACCTGCTGTTACGCCTCCACCTGCAACTATAGCACCACTTAAAAATAAGTTTGTAAATCTTTTAGAGCCGGTAGTACCTAAAGCTATATCATCATCTGCTACAGGTTCTAAAACTCCATCTTTTAAAACTATTTGGTCTGCTCCTGCCGCTCTAAATATAATGTTATTATCAGTAGCAAAATCAATATCATTGTCAGCATCTCTACCAACAACCAAACTTGTATTTGTTATTGAAGTAATTCCTGTTTGTGCCGCACCAAGAGCAAAATCTAAAGTATTATCGCCATCTTGGTATGCTACAGTAATTCCTGTTTCTGTATTAGAACTTACCATAGCTCCAACAGTATCAGAAATTGTTTCTGCTAGTGTAGCTCCATTTACTGTTATAGCGTCTGCTTCTAATGTACCATCAATATCTACATTACCAGATATATCTAATTCTGTTGCAATAATTTTATCATTAAATGTTGCCGCTCCTGCCGCACTCATATCAAGAGTTAAAGCAGTTATATCAGAACTTGAATCAGTTCCTTTAAATATAATGTCAGCATCACCTGCTTGAGCATCTATTGTAATATTACCAGAAGATGTAGCTATTGTTACAGCCGCATCACCAGTACCAATATTATCAGCCGCTATACTTGAACTTGTATAAGTATTAAGTGCACTAACAGCAACCTGTTTCATTGTGCCACCATCATTTAAGATAATTCTATCAGCATCTGCAATAGTTACTGTTGAAGCACTATTATCCCCATCTAATATATTTATTTCTGCCGCAGTTGAAGTAATTGTTGTTCCATCTATTGATAAAGCATCTGTTTCTAATGTGCCATCAATATCAGCATTACCCGATATATCTAGAGTAGCCGCATCTAATTCACCAGTTAAAGTTACATTTCTAAATCCAGATATGTCTTTATTAGAATCTGCAATAACTGCTAATGAAGCAGAAACTGTACCTGCTGTAATTCCATCAACTAAATTTAATTCGGCGGCAGTAGAAGTAACTGCTGTTCCATTTATTGAAAGTGCGTCTGTTTCTAAAGTTCCATCAATATCTGCATTGCCAGATATATCTAAAGTAGCCGCATCTAATTCGCCAGATAATGTAATATTAGTAGCACCTGTAATTGCACCATTAAGTGCAACAGCACCATTTATATCTATTGTTGTAGCCGCTATTTGTATTTCTGTATCTGCAACTAAATCTAATTGACCATCAGCAGATGAATTAATATATATTGCTGTATCTCTAAATTGTAATTTCTCTGTACTAGCTACAAGAAGGTCATCGGAAAACTCAAAGTAATCTTCATCTTCCATCCACTTAAATACACCATCAGATGTTTCACCATCAAATGTAATTGTTATATCTGTTCCTGCTGTTCCTGCACCAAATGTTAATGTATTACCTAATAACTTAGTTATTGGCCCACCTTCAGCCGCAGTACCATCGTGAGTATGTCCAGAGCTTGCAACAAATGCCGCTAATAACTGATTAAATTCATTATTTAAATCAGACGCTTCAATGACGTTTCCATCAACGATGTTACTAGAGCTTTGTCTTGTATATGTTGCTCCCATTTATCTTCTTCCTCCCGGTGTAAATTCTAATTCAAATCCTCTCAATGCAAATGGATTGTTAGAACTTGTGTCTGTTATTTTTAAAGCTACTGCAAAACCAGAGCCTTCTATTCCTTGTCTTGTTATAGGTAAATCTCCTTGTCCAAAAACTGCTGTGCCATATGCACCACTTCCAAATATTGCACCACTTCCAGATGTTTCTAAAGTAAATGCATTTGGTTGTGGTGTATCACTGTCATCATAATTGTATCTTACAAACATGCTTGCACTTACTACACCTTCTGGCTTCCAGTTAACATTAACTCTTTGCATATTTTTTCTAACGCCGGGGTCTCCCATTGTCATATCTGGGGAACGAAAAGTTGCATCCATAGTTGATGTTAAACTTGCTCTTGTCCAAACATTACCTTCATCTTGTTTGTATATGTAACCATCGTAGCCACCAGATACAGTTGTTTCTATATTACTAATTAAATCAGAATCGCAACTAGAAACTTTTAAACCTTTTATATCTGCATACTCAAAACCCATCTGTTGTGTATTAGGATTTTGTTTTATAACAGCCATTAAACCTTTTGAGTTTGCTTCTCCGCCATTTGTTATTGGATAAAATAAACGATATTGAGATTTATCTCTAATAACTAAAGAAGTTACATTATCATATGTAATATCATTTATTCTATCTTGTACTTGTTTTGATACAGTGCCTAACTCTACGTCACCAATTCTTGCTGTACCTGCAATAGTACGAATACCATCTGCCGCTAAAAATATAATGTCGCCACCTATTTCCTGTATTGAATGGTGTGCTAGTGTGCCTATTCCTTTTGCTACCTCGGCTTTTGCAAAAGTACTTGAGCTTGTACCTGCTATTTTAAATATACTGCTTTCACAAAATACAAAAAGTTCATCACGAAATACTTTTAATCCTGTAATAACATCACCCATGACAATAGAACCTGCCCCTGTATCAAAATCATCTTCAGTATAAGGGCCAGAAAATGTTAGGGTTGATGTTGCATTAGACATACCACCATAAAACATATGGTTTGCAAATGATTTTACAAACTTAGGATTAGTTGGTGCAGTACCGCCGCCTGTTGCATTTATAATATCTTCTGAGTAACTTGTGTTTAACGTAAATGCCGCCGCTTCTCCTGTAGCAATAATTATTTTATCGTTACCATCAAAATTAAATTTATCAAAATCGTAAGTATTTGTAGTTCCTTTACTTGTTGCTCTTGATGTCCAACTTCCAGAAGTTGACCCAGTAAAAACTGTTCCTCCTCTAGCCGCTATAATAAGGTCATTAAATATAGCAGACATTTGTATTCTTTCAGTAGAAGCTGAAACTTGTGGAACTATTGTTGAGTTGTATAATGCAGTTCCATTTAATCTTCTGTAACCACCTTCAATACTTGGTTCAAAATTTTGTAGTTGTAAAGCTTCTCCGGGGTGCATAGCAAAAACATCTTTGTTTAGTACTAAGCCACCAGAGCAACTTACTACCATAGGTTTTTGCATACCTGTATACGGCATTAAAATACTCCAGAACCAACACGGCCACCATGATTAATTCTATGGTCTGTCATGTATGATGCATTATTAATGTATTCTACTCTCATAGCTTTTAAAGCTTCTTTAACTTCTCTATCAGCAAGCTGTGCCGCCTGTAAATCAGACCTTAAAATATGAGCATAATATTTTGCTCTATTAATTATAATACCTTTAAATCTATCATCTAAATCCATTGTGTCATCGTGTGCCGATAAATCAGTATGAACTTTCCAATATTCATATTGTATAGTATAATTACTTGCATCTGGAACTGGTGATAAACCAAATTTTTTATCTTGTGTTGGATAAACTATATCTGGAGTACCGTAAGAAGATGAGTTATTATTTAAATCTCTTTCCAAAAACATACGATTATAGTTATCGTAAGTTATATATCGTAGTTTTTTTACAGGTATATTTTCAGATATTCTAACATAATCAACATCCATGTTTGTAGCTGTTGATGTGTTATTTAATGTAATAAAAGTTGTTTGTGCTGTTGCAGTAAATGATGTATCTAAAACTGCTCCTGCACCAAAATCAGAAACTGTTAATGTCGTACTTAAATTTTGTGTTCCTTCTGCCGCAGTACCTACTTGTATTTTTAAAGCTTGTCCAGTACTATTAGAATCAAAAACTCTTATTTGCACCCTATAATCTTTGTTTACTACAGTTGATAAAGATTGATGAATAGCAAAATCATTTAGTCTTGCTCTACCATTGCCACCACTATTATACGCCGCACTTCCTGCTCCTGCTATAGTAGTCCAACTAGTTATATTGCTAGTAAATTCTCCATTAGTAACTAACTCTTTTGGAACCAACCTAAAAGTTTGCCAATCCATTTTTCTGTATGGTAGGTCTGTACTTTGTGGAGATGCAGAACTAGGAAGAGCGTATTCTCGTTGACCTGCATTAGTATCTTGTGTAGTTGATATATATAAATCTGGTATTTCTGATATACTATTGTATATCTCATGCATAGCTTTTACAACAAACTTTTTAACAGATGTCTGTATTCCACGGCTACTTGAAAAAGTAGTAGATGTTACTTCTGATTCGTTTAGTTCGTTTAATACATTATTTACTAATGTTAAATATGTTGTACTCATGTCTCCCTTTATATATTATACACTAAATCCTTGTTTTGTCAAGATTTTTTATGGGTTTGGCAAAATTTAGATGCCGCACCAACTGAGCCAAAACCCCAAGCTTTAAGTGCTAGTGCCTTACGAGTTGGTCTTCCCTTAGAATCTTTCATAG